AAGGACTTCGTATAAACCACCTTCGGTTAGGAACCAAACTTGTTGGTTTCCACCGGGGGTCGGAATAATGTTCCGACCCTTTTCATCATCATCTACAGATGCAACCAATTTGTTAAGGCTTGTTTTGTCGTAATCGATGCATTCTGCAATCTCTCTTGCAAGGAACATGGGATTTTCTGCTGTTCCGTAAACTGTGAATTGGTGTCCAAGCAATTCTGTTTGTTTTAGGACTTGAATTTGGGCTGCCATAAACTCGTAGCATTAAGTTGTATGATAGGTAGCAAAAAGCGGCCGCCATATACGCTGCTACAAGTTAATGGACTTCACCTCGAAAGGCTAATCTTTACTTACGTATAGGAGGCCGCCAATATATAAAAGTATAGGCATAAAAAAAGCCCAACTTTCTATTGAGCAAATTAACCGCTTGCCCTGCGAGATGATTAAGTTCATCAACTTGTAGCATTACAAAAGTATTGAATTTTACGAGGTAATGCTAATTATTGGGCACAAAATTAGAGCATGGAATCTTGAAAGTGTATGAATTTCATACATAATTCAATATTATTAACCTTTGAGGGCTATTATACGATTTCCTAAATCAGTGAATCGTAAGGCGAAATTCCGTTTAAAGTAAAATCCCCATATCTTCACAAATAAATACATGGAGATTAATGTCTATTTATTGAGGGATCAAATTATCACTTCAATTTTCAACTTTCCGCCGAGACCACGCTCCATAACATCATATAAGGTTTTCAGAGTAATGTTCTCGCCATCGTTTTCCACTTTTGAAATGAAGGTGCACTTCTTATCTATCTTGCTGGGAAGTTCGGCTTGGACCATTTACTTTTTCTCTCTTACACTACGTATTTTAAACCCGATTCGCAGGGCTTCAAGTTCCCGTTCTATCTGGTCTCGTTCTAGTGTACCGACTTGACCGTAATATTCATTTTTGATTTGGTCTAATGTCTTTGTGTTCATTTACCAGTTTCCTTTCTTGTAAGCCAAAACTTATGTGTTTTATCCAAAAAAACCACATGAAATGTGTCTCCAACAATATGTCCAATGATAACCGCAGAACCATTTATATGTATTCTTGCCCAATTCGCATCTTCAGGAACATGTTTTGGATATTCGAACATCGTCTTATCTTTGGGAGGGAAAGAACCATATATAGCAAATTTGTCTCCGTCAACCTGCCCCATAAGTGGGGAACAACAATAACCTTTCAATGTTTCCATTGCATGACTTAATAGACCTGCTTGCTGCCAATCCTTAAAAGAAGAACCGTATTTTTGAGTGGTATCGAGATATTGGAAAGAAAGTTTAAAATTAGAAGCACGGTATGAGTCATTTACACTTTGTTTATTTTTAGCAAAAAACGTAGTTTTTTGTTTGCTTTTATATCCCGCCATTGATTTCTGTTTTATAGAACAAACGTGTAGTATCTTTTGAAATCAATTCGTTGCATTTATCGGCTTCAGAATATCCCTTACGAGCTTCTAGCCAAGGCTTTTCTTTGTGAGTGGCGGCTTCCAATTCTATACCAGTCCATTTAGAAAGGTCGCCTAATACAGATAAAATTAAATCTTGCTGATCTTGAGTAAGCTTCCCAAATTCTACATCTACATCTTCTCCTTCCTTCTTAGAATAGATAAGGTCACTATATAAAATAGACTTATCTTTTAAACTATTATACACTTTACGGCTAACAGGACCATGTACCCAAGCCTCGAATTGGTCCGTTACAAGCTCTTTATCAAAGTATGCAAGGCAATACGCATCGCAGTAAAAAATTAGTTTTTGTAGTTTTAAATGCGACATAGGTCCGTAGTGCTTCAAAATATAATCTGAAAATACCACAGAATCAATTTTTTGTAAGCTCTTATGCATTTTCATGTTTGAAACAATTTAGTGTCACAAATGTATTTTATAAACGACATATATACAAGCATAAATAGGTGAAAAGTATGTTTTTAACATATTAAACGGATAAATTGGTGAAAGATGTTTCCCCAAAAGTTGTAGCAGAAAAGATGAAAAGAAAGCGATGAAAAATTAATCTCACCGCTTTTTATATGCCTCAAAATAGGCGTGTGTAAACAAATGCCAAATTAGAGTTGTATAAACATCAATTCTTTAAATCAAAGGAACTATCCGTATTTTATCGAGCAAGCCACAAACAAGGCCATAGCGCCGAATATGGCACTTGCTACTGCGATGATGGTAGTTATAATCCATTTCCAGTCTATGGGATTGCGTAAGTTAGGATTGGTGGCAAAATAAATTTTTCCATATTTCGTTATGCGGACATCTTCAAGTTCATGCCCCTCGTTCCATAGACCTTTGACAAGACCTAATCTTTCCAGCGAGTCTACGCACGAAATGAATATATGGTGCGGATAAGTGTTTGGGCAGACAATCCCGCTGCTGATTAAACGCAACACTTGCTTCTCCTGTTTTGATAGCTTGATTTGCTTCATGACCGTTTCTCTACAATGACAGCAAAAACTTATACGCTTTAAGATACTTGTTCAATCTCGGTAAGTCTTCCTCTATTATTTGAGGTAAACGGGTTACGTCCAAATTGTCCTCCAAGTCGTGCAGCTTTACTTGTCTTCCAATAGGATTCAATCTACACCGTTTTATGAAATCGTCATAGATCTCATCATCGTTACGAGTGACAGAAAGTATAGCATCCACAATATTATGAGGAAAGCCTTCCATTAGTAAATATTCAGCAGTAACTTCGGTATCTTCTATCGTGTCATGCAATAAAGCTACTATGCGCTCCTCATCTGTTTTGCATCGGTTTGCCACACGGATAGGGTGGAAGATGTAGGCTGCTCCAGCTTTATCGGTTTGTCCGCTATGGGCTTTGACGGCGATTTGAAGGGCTTTTTCTAATAGTGAATTTTTAGTACATGTCATATTCTGATTTGGGTATTTCTATACCTCCTAATATTATCTCGCAAACGGTTTCATTTGACTGTGATATTTCCTTTTCATTGCGTCTTCCTTTGTGCTTAATGAAAGCATTTGTCTTTCCATTTTCAAGAACAAGACGTATTGCAGATTCTTCAAAATCGTCTAAAATATAGACTTCTTCACCCGCTTGTAATTTTTTTTGTAGGATATTTGGGTTCATATTTATATGTAAAGATAATTATTTTTATCGGAAATGACTATAATATTCAATAGATTTTTCTACTATTTTTAGTGCTTCATTACTTGATTTATCGAGTATGCGCCATTGCTCATAATATTTATGTCCGAGACCACCTTCCATTCCTGTCTCATTATGTATTTCTTCCCAACGTTTTTTACCAAGAATACGTTTCGCATCTTCCGGCCTTTCTTTTGCAAAAATCATACGTTCCGTATTAACCTGTATTTCCGCAGTAAGACCATTTGTGGTTCTTATGTTTACGATGTTTCCACTATATCCCATGAATGATTCTGGTTTTTGCCTTTTAAGGCGTAAGAAGCCTTCCGTTTTGTACAGTTCTTCTAACACATCTTCTATTCGGGACTTCGGAACGATTATGGTTGTTCTTACAGCATCTTTAATATCGTATGGAGTTATACCTTCTGTGATGACTTTTCTTGTGATAGAAGTTGTACTCTTGAAATTAATAGGCGTAACATAACCACCATTTTTTATTGCGATCCGTTCTGCTATGGACTGTACTTCATCTCCCACTGATGATGCTCGTTTTACAATTTCCGAAATGGAACTTTCAACTGTTATTTTCTGATAAACGGATTTATTATCACGCAAAAAGTATGGTAAAGTATTACGTTTTTTTGCTGTGCTGATGCGCTCTTGATTATCTAATACCCACTTTTTGAAAGCGTCCGGTACGTCTTTAACTTCGTTCACGCTTGCTGTCGTGGCTTCACTCCGACCGTCCCATTCCCAAAACTCTTCTTCGGTTTTTAGAATGGGGATTTTGTAGCACATGTCATTCGGATGCCAGCCGGTCCAGACAAAAGTCTTTGGGTACTTACCTTTCAACTGGTCACAAATGTCATCTATGTGGTGACTTCCGCTGAGTTTGATTTCATACCCCACCACGAAGTCCATCTGCTGCCAGCGAAGGTTTTCAGCTTGGCGGTATGCCATATTGATTTCGGAAGCAGCCAAACGGATAGAACGATACTCACAATCCATTGCCCGTGATGCTTTTCCGAACCTTTCCTTGTAATCTTTTTGTAGTTGCGGGAAATCGAGCAGATATTTGGAGATTTGCTTACTTAATGTAATTGCACTCGTACCTTTTTGAATGGCACATGATATAGCTTCTTCAAGTTCCTGTTTATACAGAGTCGATTGATTCCACAACTTATCTGATATGGTAAATCCTTTATCCTTACGTTGCTGAAACGCTTTCAATGCATCATTATTGGGCTGGTATAGGATTTCGTATTTCTCTTTTCCTATGGTTGCGCCATAAGTTTGCAATACTTTGTTGGCAAGAAGATCTTGAACTTCGTTGCTGTTTTTCCATTCTTCAGAAGTGCCACTATATATTACAGCTCCGATGTCCTCAACGAACCTTTCTTGTAAGTCTCTTATCCGTTTTCTTGTTTGGGGATAATCCGACCACATAAACGGCCTATCACTATCAATGGTAAAATCGGTAATTCCGACTATTTTAGCCGCCTCTAAATTCAAATCCTCGTATATGGATTCCACAAGCATGACGTATTTGGCGATCCGTTTATTCAGCTCGCCGTACTTGCGTTTCTGATTTGGGGTTTTGGGCTTTGCCATACATGCCGTTTTATAGCTTTAAGATATATTTTAAGCCAGCGGCGTAAGCAATATACTTACGCCGCCTTTGCCTTTTCTGCTACTTGGTAGATAGGTTATGCTCCTGCCGTATAAGTTCCGGTTATTGCAGCAGTCGTACTGTCTGACAAATGAGCTGTACCCGTTATAGCTGTGCCGTTAATATTCAATTCGATGGAGGTGATTTTTGCACCGGTGTCACCTTTATCACCTTTTGCGCCGTCAACTCCGGCTGGTCCTTGTTCTCCCGTTTCTCCCTTTTCTCCTTTCAAATTCTTGAATGCGAATGTAAAGGCAGGAGCTTCTGTAGTACCACTCTTGGTTACTTCAACGCTTGGAGTACCTGTATTGGCATCAACCGTAGCTGTGGCCGTAACGGTTGGGGTTATTCCTGTATCTCCTTTGTCACCTGTTGTACCTTGAGCACCAGTAGCACCTGTATCGCCTTTTTCTCCTTTAAGATTTTTGAACTCGAAGTTGAGACTGTTTTCTTCTAATGATACCTCGACACTCGGCACTCCCGTGTTAGCGTCCACTGTGGCTGTTGCTTCGGTTATTGACGAACTTCCACCACCACCGGATTGGGGAACCACGACCATTTTTGCTGCACTGACAGGTGTATCGCTGATGATACGTATCATCATTCCTATCGGAATATCTAAGTCGATTACTCGTTTTCGGCAGTCTATATCCAATTTATCATAAACATTTGGCTCCATGTCAGGCATGTGACGATAAATGATTAATTTATCTACCGTACCGTTATCAACTTGGATTACACATTTACCTTTTGACACAAAGTCGGCCATATATACGCCGTCTTTCTCTTGAAAACTGATATTTTCCATAATTATCTAATTAAATTGATGACTCTCCGAATATATTGTTGACCCTGCTTTGTGAAGTGATAGTCTCCTCTTGCCGTATCTGTTCCAATGTAGCCTGCGCGTCATTGCTATAACCTGCCTGTTGGATAGATTCAAGCTGAGACATGACTGGTTTTCCGCCATTAAGTTTCAATAAGCGATCTGCTGTGGCATCTTCATCTTGTTGTATGAAGGGGGTAATGATATGTTCAATCTCTATATTATCAATTTCGCTTGCCCATGATGTATTCATGTGCTTTAAAAATTCTTTGATGACACTTGCCTCACGTTCGAAAAGCTCAATCCATGAGCCGCTTTCGTCTCCAACCTTTAAGTGTGCGTCAGTCAAAAGCATTTGTCTAGCATCGTAACCTATGTTACCCAAAGACTTCATGTTGTCAAAAGAAACGTCAGGCATCTGCGATTGCATCCAATAGAGTTTAAGCAGGGTTTCCACGTGATACTTCAATGCTTCGATAGATTGCGACCATGATACATACGATACGTCTCCATTATATTCCACACGGTAAACTCTACGACTTTCTCCCTTATCTTCTCCACCTTTTATACCTCCGGCTATTTTCAAAATTGGGGCTGAATTATAGGCAATCACGTCGGAGTTGCGAGAAAGTGTATATTCCAATTCTTTGCGAATACGAGTTAATCCGTGGTATATAGGTATAGGTCTAAATGCGTATGCACCGGGTATTTTCATTAATCGTATTTGTTCAACAGTACCGACAGGTTCCCAACCTTTACCATTTTGTTTCCATTTATAATGTTTGTCCGATGTGTATGTCTCAAAATAAGTAATTTCTTCGTCCTTTACCTTTTTGGTGTATTCAAAGGACATTGCAAGCATATCGTCAAGCTCGTCGATCAATGGATATAGTTTTACTCCCTCCATTGGCGAGTATGTTTTGCATTTTAGCTTATACTTACTATTAAAACCATATAATGTATTGGTCTTTTCTACTACGTACCAAATTGTGAAAATTTCGCATGAGGCGAAATACGCATTTGCACGTTTAATATTTTCTGTATCGATTCGGGCATACTTGTAAATTGCCTCTATAGCCTTTGCTATCTGTTGGCGGACTTCAAATCCTTCTGTGTTGTGGTAGATACGTTTTACAGGAATGGCAAACATGAACTCAGTCATACGCTTTGTAAGCAGCTTTTCAAGGCCAATGTAAATGCGTGATGCTTCTTCTTTTGTCCCGTCTTTGCGTATTTTATCTTTTCGTGTTATAGTATCTTTGGCTATTTCATGGAATGATGGTTCATACGCTTTAATAAGAAATTCCCATGAAGGAACACAAACGGATTTTCTTTTTAAGTCATTGATAATATTATCAACGGGTCGGGCACTGTTTAATATAGCGGTTATTTCGTCCATGATTGTATAATTGTGCAGTGCATCTTCACACTGTGTATTTATTATTGATTTCTAAGGAATTTGTTTACAAAATATACTTGTCCTTTTCCGGTTATTTTCGGTGTTATAGTGGTATGTAATACGCCACCATTACCAGACCGTACTCCTTTTTTCAACTCAAATAATCCTTGTTCAATATATTGCTGATTGGGGATATTGTACCGTTCACCATGTTTCCCAAGATATCCGTTTTCACGCAGCCATGCGAATAACCGCTTTTCTCCGATTGGATAACCGTTCTGAGCAATTAATTTAGCAAGTTCTCCAATCAAGCAAGAAGTATTAGAAGATTGAACCGCATTCGTAAATGCAACTGACGGTGCGGCTTCAGCTACTTTTTTTTCCGCTTCAATGCGCTTTTGGCGTTCTTCTTTAATTTGGGTAGCAAGTTTAATTAAATAATCTGGAGATAAAAGAGCCTTTTCAAGTGTTTCGTTTGTCAGGTATACGCCATGTTTTCGGATAGAAGGGAGAACTTCACTTGTCACCCATTTGCGAAACGGCTTTGCTTTTTCGCTGTCACTACGAATTATCACATCATATAAACCGCTTTCTGTTATAAATGTAACTTGTTGATTTCTACCTAACGAATCTATGGTGTCCATTTGGCGGACATCATCTTCTTCAAGTCTTGACCTGACATTTCTTGCGTTAGTAATGCCTATAATACTGCACACATCTGCCAAGCAAAACAATGGCTCGTTACTCTCACTCATTGCAATTCTTACTTTTCCGAATTGCTCATTCTCAAAAATTTTAATTTCGTCCATAGGCATGTTTCGCATTACTTCATACGATTTTTTTTCAAAAATAGTAAAAGTGAATGAATTTCATATACTTTTAAGACTAAATTTGTTTAATCTACTATATTCGCCAGTTTTAGTGTTTTCCTGCATTCTCCGTTGAGCGGCAAATTTGATACAGATACAGTAATATCGCTGACACTCCTTTCAGGTAGCAAGATTTAAGAAATGAAATATATAAATATATTTCTTAAACTCTACTGTGAGAGAATCAGCGATATTTACTGCCTTTATTGCTATTTTGAATATACATTAAATCTCACCTTATTCCTACTTCTGAAATTCACTATATCTTCGATCATTCTGATATAATCATCGGAATTTACACATGGAGTGAAAGCACGGGGATTGAGTTTTATTTTCTTTAATACGAGCTCATTGTCAAAGTCTTCACATCGATATAGCTTTATAATAGCTGCTACAAACTCCCTTCTCCTGTATATTGGTGAACTCTGGTTTTCACAAAAGGGTTTATAAGCCATTACCATATCTGCTAGTTTGCATGAGGTTTCAAAATCTTTTATAACAAAAAGACCTCTTCGTATGGCACTATGGTTTAGGTGTCTCTTTTTATCATAATCACAAGTCAAAGACATTCGCAAGAAAAATTCGCATATAGAGATTGGGAAATCTGGATACCTTTTTTGAAACTCCATTATCTTCACATACTCTTTTTTACCTTCATCTGCATAGGATTTAACAAAGTCTTTTTTTGCCAATTCCGAGCTTCCATATTATACATACGCACCTGCTCAACGCCGTATCCTTCTACTATGATGTATCTTATAGGTTATGTAGTTCCTTTGATGCAAGAAAACGGTTTTGCCCATCTATTATTTCAAATTTTTCATTCACAATAATAACTGTAAATAGGAATTGCTCATTCATTTGAGTTGCAATCTTCTTGTAATGGTCAATTTCCCTATTCCCTTTTTCCATGATATGAAACTTATCGTAGTCGTATGTTTCATAAACAGATGCTATTTGTTTGTCCATTGTATGATAATTTAATTTGTAAATAAACTTTTTATGATAATAAGATTAGAAATCGCAAGCGTGAGTATATTGCTTTTTCAGGCTTTCTAAGGCTTTTTCTGTAACAAGGTATGCGTAACTGTTTTTGCTGCTTATGCGCTTGATAGAGCGTGTCTCTTTGAGAACAACAGGCTTATTGAAGATGATTTCATACCTGTTACCACAGTTCGTTATCCGAAAATCAACACTACGCTTGTATCTGTCCAATTCTGTTTCTTTGTATTCACCTTTGGGGACAAAATTAGGATTGGACACCAAGTAGCCTTCTGCTACCAATATACCATTTGAGTTATATACTTTCATAATCGTGTTTTCATGACATTATCAGTAATTTTGTTACCTGTACTATCAAATACTTCTATAGTTGGTCTACCTCCGTTATCAATAGGAGAAATAGCCTCTGATGTTTCATATAAAGTTTCTCCGTCTGTAACCATTATCTGCTTGTCATCTTCAAAACAAAGTACATCTTCACCTTCCCATGATTTTATTATTTCTAACGCTTCTTTATAACTTTCTGCTTCGATAGAAAACTGAGTACGCTCCCAACATGTTACTTTGCGGTCCTGATAAAAATCAAATGTTTTCATTGCTCTTATGTAATATATCTTATTTTATTTCACTTATTGTAAGTTCTGGATATTCTGCGCCTCTTGCATTTTCCAAAAAAAATCATTGTGTTGCAAAAATCAACTGCTTCTTCGTATGTTTCAAACTTAAATGTTACACTTGAACCTTTCTTTGATACTTGGTATTTCATCGTTCTTGTCTTTTAATTGTTAGTAATGTTGTTTGTTTTAGTATTGTAAAGGTACTAAATTAAATCTCAAAAATACCTTTGAATGCATTTCTTGCATTCTTTCTTGTAGTCCTATCCTTAGAAGATATGAATCCAGACACGTATTTGTTAATCATCAAATCAAACGTAAAGAAGCGATTAGTTTTGCAAGGATTCTCGCTGCCATAATAAATTACGAAGTTAGAGCAATACTTCGGCATATAGCCATCGTTGCTAAAATCTCCGAATATCGGTTTGATAGTTACTTTAAGTCTACCTACTTCACCATCGACCCAGTGGTCTTGCTGATTGTAGATGTCCACCAACTCATTAACCTCATTCTTAAATTCTTCAAATGTTTTCATCGCTATACTATTTTAGTAAATAATATTGGTTTCTTTTAGTATTGTAAAGATACTCATTATCAGTGAGTTAACCAAATATTTATAGCCTTATTTTACTCATAATCAAGAGTTTAACTTTTGGTAACTTTGCAGTTCCCATTTATATCCTGCTTCGTCCCATTATAAAATCTCATCATGTTTATTCTTGTATTAATTTTTTGCTTAATATTTTTCTTTTTGAGTTGTTCACCCCACTGATAGGCTTCCTCAATGACACTCTTGCAATGTTTCTTCTCCCAATTCTCGCAGAAAGGATATGACTTGTATATACTCTCAATCATGTTTCAAATAATTTTTTATAACTCATATTTTACTCCTAATTTTCATCAAATATGCTTTCGATTTTTTCGTTCACCCTGTCACATGTATCTCCAAAGGAAATGGCAAAAGATTCGTCGCCTACACGGTCTATGATGGATCGCAGGTCACGGGCGATGTGGTTGAACGCTCTCAGTTCTTCCAGCATAGGAAGGGTAACAGTGCCGTCGTATTTTTTCAGGAGTGAGAGCAAATCGACGGCGGAGGATTCTGCAATGTCCGCCAACACTGGGATTTTTCTCAGGAGGCGATTACATTTCTCTTTGTCCTCTTTGCTCATGGTGTCGGTGATTGTTTTTGCCGTGACTTGCTCTCGGGTTTGCAGTAGTCGGTCGTATTGCCTTCGTAAGTTGTCAAACAGAGCGAAGTCACCCCTTCTCAGAGCTTTCTCCATCTTCCGGCTGTACTCCTCTTTCAATATTTCAATGTTCATATCAGGACAATTTTAACTGTTCAACGTTACTTTCAATCTTAACTATCTCTTCATCAGTCCTAACGTTTGATATAAGTCGGAGAGAGTAAAACGGAGTGGGAATAGGGTAACGTACCTCGTTAATCTCGTAGCCCCAATTAAAGTACACCGGGCTTGCAATCGTGTCGTGGCAAATAACCCGCCCTCTTGCCCCGTGAACCATTAAATTGAGGGCACACATTTTGCAGCTAATTCCGTCTATGTCCTCGCCGACGTAGTAGCCGCTTTTATTCTCTGTATATGCAGCTAGCAATGTCCGTCCCGAGCCGCACGCAGGGTCTCCTGTCTTTCCACTTATTCCCCCATTGATTTTCTCCATTATGGTACATAATCCTTCCGGTGTAAAGAACTGTCCCAGCATCGAAGATTTTCCTTTTGATTGATACATCTCCTCGTATATATTCCCGAACACATCTATCCAGCCGCTCGACTCGATTCCCTTGCTTACTATTTCAAGCCACAATATAGTGGCATTAAACATGTGTTCGTCTTCCTTCGCTTTATCTTCCAAGTGTTTGTCATATGTCCCGTTAACGATGTATTTCACATCGAACATATCGACGAGGTAATCAAGCCACATACCCAATCCTTGCTGCCCGTCATGTCCGTGTATCCTTACGGATTCCTCTATTTCTTCAATGATTCGTTTCATGATTACTCCTCCCACTCGATTTTAATTGTACCTAAATACGATGGCGGACAATTACTTACGGCTTCTTCTCTGTTAGGAAATACGCCAACAGCTAATGTATCTCCATAATTATTTTTGCACAAGTTAACCCACCCCTCTTTCTTTTCAGGGGACATCATAAGGTTAAGATTATTATCATGCTCATCACATACACCATCAATATCATACTGATACGCATTTTCTTCTGTATCACAATTTATAATAGCAACAATTGGAAAGTTTTTATTGTTTAAATCAAAGCAAATAATCCTTGCCTTTCTACCATCTCTCGTGCAGACTGGTTTGCCTGCTTTGGCTGCTTCAAGGTCAAATTCTTTTAAGTTCAATTTCTTTTCTTCCATATCTTCTTTGTTTTGTTTGATTTCTATACTTATTATTTTTTCATGCCAATCATATAATACATAATCATCGCATATAGGTTTATGATTTTTAAAATCTTCATATACCATGAAGTTTTGAACATAAACTTTACCGCCTTTAAAAATTTTGTCGTATATAAAATGTGGCTCTCCGACCTTTTCAAGTTTCTTGAAGATTACAGATTTACTGTCACTTCTATAAGTTCCACTACATTTATCAAGGTCACAATTACCTATGACATTAAAAGAACATAATTCACAAACAGTGGCACAATCATATTGTTTTGGTTGCTCTACGCACTGATACCACTCACCGTTGTACTCAAATATTTCTCCTACTTTTCTTTCCATATCTTACTGTATTTTAATCGTTCAAATTCAATTATCTCTTTATCCCATAGTTTGGCCGCAAAATGTTCTAACTGGCAGCCTTTGGATTTTTCCCAACCGGGGCAAAGACATATCATGTCGCATTCCATAAGAGCCTTTATATCGTTTCCCAGAAGTTCATGATAGGGTTTGTCCAAATCGGGGTTTACATCGAAGTCTATCGGTGTGACGACACGGTAGCCTTTCATTTCGAGGACTCCCGAAACGTATAGTATTTCACTTTCCACTTCATCGAAGTCCCTGCCGGTAATGGGTAGGGAGATGTAGATTTTCTTTTTACTCATAATACAACAATGTTAACTAAACTATTAAAAGAGTTAATTTGATATTTGATAACTAAATATCGAAGTCGATTTGCATCGAACTTGATTCGGAACATTAACACCTCCTTTCCGGCGAACTGTCATTCGCCATCATCTTGTCCATTCTCGTGTGAGAAAGACATTAAGCCCAATGTCCTGTAACTTTGGGCTTTTTTTAGTTGCACTTGACAGGGTGCAACTTATAGCTTGTCGATACAGGTCGGCAGGCAAAACGGAAAGGAGGTGTTAATGTGAAAGATCAAGTTCAAAATGAAAGTGGGAAAATCCGCATATTCTGCCGTTATATCATCAAGAACGGTAAAAAGATTTACCCTAAAAGGTCTAAATACTTTTCGTTCTTGGTGAGCGATAAGAAAAGTGCGTGATTTCGCTTTCTATGGGAATGTACAGGCATTCCCTTTCATCTATACTCCTACTTCTTTTCCTTCCATGATTATATTTCATTTTAAATCGAATATCTTGCTTGAATCCCTAATAGAATCAATAGACATCTTGGCACTCAATTGCTTCATAAATTCAGCAAAATCCATCGCCCTATTCCAACTAGACCATCTATGAGTAATCTCTACTAGTTCAAAAGCATTTAGTAATACCAATTTTTCGTTTTTCTCTCTCAGGTCATTTACAGCGTCCCGTATTCGATTATAAAGATCTCCATGTTCTCTACCGGTCCATACGGTTGTATTTCTTGGCTTGTATAGTTCATCAACCTTTCGTTCGATATGCCTATAATTAACTGTATATGAAGGGAGTTTGTCTTCCTGAATCGCATTATACACATCAATTTCTACCGGTCCATAAGGCACAGCATAGAAATTATCGAATATGTCTAAAAGGTCATCGCCTCCTTCTTCCTTAGGAGCAGCAGCCAAAAACAGCAGTTTCATGGCTGTAAGTTTAGGAAACGGTTTGCCCTTAATCGTTTCATGATTATCCCGCCACTCCTCAAAAAGATGGAGCATATAATCAAATGCCTCTATTTTATCTACTTCCATAATTTCACTTTACCAATTCAAAATCATACACAAATACATAGGGGTTTCTCTCCCATGTGCCTTTACCGCTTATCTTGTCGATTAAGTATGAATAAGCCCCTTGTGGCGTGCAAAAAGGATCTTTTTTTAATGTCGGAATATAATATGCGTCCATAAAATGGGTATCTTCACTGCCGACTTTGCCTTTTATTATTCCCTCTTTCAAACAATCTTCATCTGAAATATCTTGTAACCGTTCAACACGTACATTGGTTATGCGGATTTGGTGGGGCATAAGGCCGGCACGGACAAACATTTTGTTGAAGTATCCGCTTCTTTTAGGCATTATTGGATACCCTTCCTCGTCAAGCTCATAATCAGGAAGATTTCCACAGTCTACATAGCTCTGTGCCACTGCAACACACTCTCCTTTCCTGTATCTTTTGCACGACTTGTCATATTCAGTTCCTGATACAAAATTTATGTAACAGCCTAACAGCTCATTACTAAGACTAAGACCGTAACCATAACCCTTCCAGCAAATTCCGCAATTATCCTGATATGTCGGCTGAGGAGTAATTATCCGCCTTGTCTGAGTCTTTCTACCTTCAAGTACGGCTTGGGTGAGTCCGTATTTATCATTGAACATTATTTTCTTCATATTTCAATCGCCATTAATTAGATAAACTTCTGTAACCTCGTCGTCTCCATATATCTTACCCATAGAATAGACTTCTAAATTATTAAAGAAATCGCCGCTATCTGAAAGATAAAACACTTCGGCTGACTTATCTGGAACTTTCATAAGTTCGTCAATCAATTCTTGTACTGTCATATTCTTTTCTTTTTAAGTCTTTCAACCTCTATTCCTCCTTTCTCATATCTTTTTTATATTTCCAACGAAAAATAAATCTACATTTACCCAATCGTAAGCATATAACCAATCCTTATTCCGCGATTCTTCATGAATCCCTATTATTACATAAGTAGCTATAACTTTCTTTTTTGAGAAAAAAACATTAACAGTAACTCCTCTTTTGGGGACGATATATTTTCCATTGTCATCGTATATCTGTAGATGATCTGTTGTTTTCGCTTCACTTTCTGTCATCATCGCCCTATAATTATACCATTTGTCTTTAATATATAATGGTATACCGTTTTTCTTTGCTTTTATCCATTTTAAAATAAACATCTCTTATTCCTCCTTTATAATTTCTTTCATGAAACAAATCCAGTGTGTATTAGAACGTTTGCCGGATATATGCCCGAATATTGGTTTTTCAGGTGTGAGTTTGAGAACTTCCGACACTTTGATGTCGGTCTCGTTCCATTTGAAAATCAAAAATCCTCCGGGTTTCAGGACTCTAAAACATTCTTTAAATCCCTTTGCCAGCATATCACGCCAATCTGAATACAGAGCTCCGTATTTAATTTGTTGGTAGCCTGTTGGCGATGCTTTTTCGTTCAAACGTCCGTACATATCTGCCATCTTTGACTTTCCAGCATTCCTTAATAAGTGAGGCGGATCGAAAACTACCATCGAAAAAGATTTATCCTCATATGGCATATTTGTAAAGTCGGCTTGTATGTCGGGATTTACTTCAAATAATCTACCATCGCATAAATGAGTAGAGACCTTTCGAATGTCTTGAAAAAGAACTCTTTCGTCATGTTTGTCGAAGTAGAACATCTTTCCCCCACAACAGGCATCTAATATCGTTTTTCTCATTGCTCTCCTCCTTTCATAAGTTCTATTTCTCCCATATCTGTATGATTTTTATAATTTATTGAAATAAACTGACTTGTATTCTTTTCAAAACTTTTTCATTTGCGTCGTTATAAAATTGCTTGTTGACCTCAAAGCCGTACGCCTTTCTTCCCAATGAGGCTGCCGCATACAGGGTCGTGCCGCTTCCTGCGCACGGGTCGATGACAACATCGCCCTTGTCCGTGAATATCTCTATCAACCGTTTGAGGAGCGGGACAGGTTTCTGGCAAGGGTGGCATTTGGGCGTGGTGTTGTCCCTCACCCAGTCGAAGCAGTTGAAAATCATTCTCCCGTTGTTGTTGAATTTGGGCAACTTGTCCCGATAAAGGATAAGACCGTATTCGCAGTTGCCGACGACCTTCATGTTTGCTTTCAACACTTGCGCCGAGAAGTCCTTGCGGAAAACCAGCGGTATGTAGTGATTTAACCCGTATTTGCGTCCTAACTCTATGAATTTGAATTGCTGTTCGTACTCGCAGAACAGTATCATGCAGGGGGACTTGCCGGCTTCTTTCGGTTCCTTGACGAGCATTTTGGAACAGAAGTGCATGAACTCTGCCGGACGGAACTCGCTGTCGGACGAGAAGAATTGTTTGCCTGCCAATGCGCTCTCGCCGTTCTTGTTGTCGCCGTCGATATACCATGCGGGGTTGCTGGCGTAGGCGTTGTCTCCTAAGCAGTTTCCGCTAAAACAAATGGAGCCATTTCTGCGTACTAAAAATACGCTATTCTTTTTTAGTGTTAAGCACCATACTTTGCCTGTATAATCTGCAACAACTTTTTTGTTGCCGTATTTTATATTGCGAGATAATGGGTTATATTGAAACTGGTACAAATCACCACTGTTTATCCGCTTTGTATATATTTGACATAGTGTCCCTAATTTTAAAGCCACCTCCTGCAATCCCAAGATTAGTTTTTTAGAAATAGAACTAATTCTTATCCCCGGACCATTCTGCGAACTATCTCCAAACGTATAAGACTCCCAAAATATTTTTAGTTTATCCGTAGGCAAATCCAATATCCAACGTGGTATAAACTTATCAGCACTTCTGCCAAATTGTTCAAGATAGCAATACAGTTGTTTTGAGTAGATATTATAGTTTGCACTATCTCTACCTTTGTTTTGGGATTCTGAAAATTTGAATGGTAGATTGCTTAGTATCTTGCGGACTTTATCACGATCACGATTGTGTTGTTTGATACTTACTGTGTAACCTGAACCGCTACATCTTGAATAAGAACCGTCAGCGAGATATAAGCCAAAGAAGCGTAACCAATCAATAGTATTTATAACGACATCTTCGGTGGTGTGCGAATTTAGTGTTTTCCCATTATGTTTTATCTCTACTCCCGGGATAACCACTATATCGCAATCCGTGAAATCAGTCCAAATATATCCAGACCGTGGTACAGATGAAGCCGCAGTAATATTTTTAGCAAGCCGTATGTTTTCAGTGTTTATACGTTTTCTGTTTCGGATACGTTCTCCAAATTTTAAATTGGGTGTAAACTTTTCAACAGTATAGCACCTATGATTTGCAGATACAAACAAGTCAATGTTTTGGTTTTTGAATTGTATCATGTCCTCATCATTATCTCTCACTATAATATTTGCGATGCCGCTATATTCCATTCTTTGTGTTTGATGATTAAGTGACAGTACTTCATCTTCTGGTAGAATATCAGTATATTTTTTCCAACCGTTTCTTGTGAAGCACTCCGTTTCAGTGTCGTAACAATACGGCACATCTGCTATAATCAGCTGCGCTTTTGGCAGCCCATAGACTTTATAATTCTGGAATGAGTCGTTGTAAAGCTCTATGTCTTTCATACTTAACTTTCCTTTTTGCTGTATTTGTCGATAATTTCTTGAATCTGATCGGGTGTCGCTTTCTCCTTTTCACGTAGCTCTCTCTCCCTTTCCTTTTCCTCCTGCCTTTTCTTGTCCTCATAGAACCGCAATAGTTTTTCTCTGTCGGCTCTGAACTCTCGAAGCGACCTTGTTATCACCATAGGGTCGAAAACTCCGTAGAACGTCCCGTAAAGCCCTTGTTTGAACCGCTGAAAGAATACCATGAACTCGGTAAGTTTGAAATCACCATAGCCGGAGATGATGATACGGGCTATCTCCTCGTATTCCTTTTCCGTCATTCCGTCCTTGCGGACTCCCGAAAACTCGGCGAGGTCGAGAAGCTGTATTTCCAGCCACGACTCGGCGATGTGACTGCCGAACGTCCTCGACACACGGGCTATGCTCGGAGCTTTGCCGATAAAGCATCGTTCGAGGCTCTGGCAATAGCGGCCTTGATTGTCGGGGCTAAAAAGGCAGAGCAGATTCTCCCCCGTCTTGTAGGTTGCCAGTATCTCCCGTTGCCAGCTTGGTGGCGATGGCTTCTGCAAACTCTGCATATCGCTCCTTTTTGGTCTTGGAATTAGGTTTTTGATGGATTCCGGATTGCTCATCTCGTGCTCGTTTTAATTCAATTCTTAACCAGTTGGCAAAGTGTTTTTGTGCATCGCTGACGCTTTTTCTTGCAATACCCTCGTTTTGGAGCTTACGGATATATGCCTCGATATAGAGCCTCGATGCGCTCTCGTCGATGTGGTTGTTCATCGATAGCGTTTCTATCCACGTTTGATTTGAGAGTAGTTCTTCACGCAGTTCTGTCAGTGGCTTGTCAACGTCTTTGCCAAAATCTTCTTCTTTTTCTTTGCTTCTCGATAGAGAAGTTTCTTTTAAATCATTATCATTTTCATTATCATTTAAGCCCCCACTGGCTCGTTTGGCCCCCACTGGGTTATTTGGGGTCGAGTGGCTCGTTTGGCTCCCACTGTACTTTGATTTAACCGTTTCAGAGTTTTTGTCATTACCTCCTTTACGCCCGTTGTTCCGGTTTCTCTCGACAATGCCCTGATATTTGAGTTCATCTATCTCGAATTGATTCTTGAAAAACTCAAATGCCATTTCAATGTCCTCCTCTACCGTAACCTCCTCGCCAAGTTGATATTTGAATATTGCTCGAAACAGCCTGCCCAGTTGTTTGTCAGATAATCTCGATATGGGTTTGTAAAATGATTTATAAATCAAAAAGCTGTCTTTCATTTATTCTTAATATTGATAGTTATTCTCTTTTCGTATCATACTTTTCAATTATCATAATTCCTTCTTCTGTTTTATCTCCGTAAACGATATGACAGCCAAACTCATGAACCAATATATCCAAATCTTCTATGGTTTCTATCTCAGTATAGAGATTAAGGGTATTGGTATCTATCATTTCCCTTATAACTGGCAATCTTGACTCAAACAATGAATCTTCTAAACTTCTTAGATAGATGTCTCCTCGTTTAAAGGTATTCATGCTCGATGTTATTAATTTCACCTTTAATGTTTTTGATTTATCGGGATCGTCATTATAATAAAAACGAGCTGACGATAATTGATTGAAATTAACAATAACATGATTATCTTCTTGGAATTTCTTTATTCTATTATGAATATCTACATATTGATCATAGTTGATAATAGACTTTATAAAAAGGTATTCCAAACATAAATCAGATATAACTAATTTTTCTCTGTTTAATTTGTCTTCCGATTCCATATTAAGTTTCAGTAATTGAAAATGCCCACCCGTTCAGGGTCTTGTGCTTGTCAATCTCACCGGTTTTGCATAGCTCGTTTATCTCAGATTTGAGTGACCGGATAACCACCGACTGTATTTCGGTAAAGCTCGCTATGGAGGGCTCCTTGTTATTCTTTTTCTTTTCCTCGACTATCGAGGCGATGATGTGCTTGATGTCTATCATACGGCTTGTTTCTGTTGTTTTTCACGCAAGAATTTGTTGATGAAGTAGATTTGACCTTTACCGGTTACCTTCGTAGTGGTCGTTACCAGTATTGTGCCGTCGGGCTTGTTGATGATCGTTTTCTTTATCTCGAAGAGATTCATCTCCATTGCCCGTTGGGTAGGAAGGTTGTAATTCTCACCTGTCTTGCAGAGGTAGCCCTCATCTCTCAACAGTTGAAACAATCTATTTTGCCCTATCTTGATTCCGTTTTGATTGAGGATTTTTGCCAGCTCTCCAATGAGGCAGGAGCGTTGTGATGTCTCCACCGCCTCGGCAAACAAAACTTTGGGGCGGTTGGCTTCTATCATCTTCTGCTGTTCTTCTATTCGGGCTTGTTGTTCGGCGGCCAACAGGAGGGCTTCACGGAAAGAGCCGGGGACGTGGTGTCCTCCACTTTTTATAGTCTCTTCCATCTGGTTAAAAGCGTTGATGTAGTCGAGTTTGAATTTGAGAGCCTTTTCGCCGGTGAAGCCCATAGCCAGCAAGGTGAAGCCGTCACGTGTCATTACAACAATACGAGAATGCCGTACACCTCCATTCGGTTGTGGAATTTCTATTGATGTGTCAGCAAAATATCCTTTACATTGATTTTCAGCCATTTTACAGCATAATGCGTCAATAGCCTTTAATACATCGCTATGTTCTTTCCCGAACTTTTCAGCGACCAACAAACTGTTTGTCAGTGCTTGGTTGTTCTGACCTTTGAATACAAGATTATTCATAACTGATTAAGATTTGATTTTTCAAGATTATTCCCTGAAATTCAACCTATGCAAGAAGGTGAATTTATGATGTTTTCGTTGTGGCAATATGTGCACATAGATGTCATTGGCGAATAAACCCTACCGCACTTAGGACATATCCAGCCCTGCATACCGACAAATGTCTGCGCTTTTTCGCGTCTCGTCATCTCAATAGCTTTTAAGGCATTATCTTCTGAAACTCTACGGTATATATGCCCGCCTGCGCAATCTTCTACGCTTACCGATTTTATAAATTCTTCTGCTGTCATATCATTTGTTTATTTTAGATTCAACGACTTTGTATTTAATGGGCAATCCGGAGCAGGTGATGGCGAGCAGGGCAGAGTCCCTTTCTTCTTGGTTGCTGCGGGGTCTGTTAAACTCTATCCCGCTCATCTGGCACAACCGCTTCAATTCTTCATGGGTGATCTTGCCGTCTTTCCCTTGCCAGCACTTACGCAAAGGGGATTGCTCCATGACTTGTATTCCGTAATGACTCAGCATTTCGACTATCTTGCGACCGGTCTCTTGGTTGCGACCTACATGCTCGCCTTTCTTGGCTGCGCTCGCCCGTGTGTCCTTCGGTGACAAATGCCAGTTGGATTTGTTCTTCCAACCTGCCTCGACATATACCACGGTGGCATGGCCGAGTTCCGCACCTTCGAATGCCACCGAACGGACGATTTCCAACAACTCCGGGAACGGGTGGCTGTTAACCGTCAGCTTCATGTCGTATAGTCCTAGTATGGCAAGTCCGCTGCGCTCCACGTCGGGGTCTATCCCTATCACTACATCATATTTTATTTTTCTATTGTATGTGGCTTGTTCTTCCATTATATTGTATCTTTCTCTTTTTGTTCGGCAGGCGGGACTCGAACCCGCAACTGTATATTCGCTCCTTATACTCGACTTATACCGCTCTCCCATTTGAACCACTGCCGATACCACCTAAAACACTTATGGCTTATTTCTCCCCGCAGTTCCTTTCTCCGTATGGTGCTCGACCACGTACCCGGATCGGCTTGCGGGAATGTTTAACATTATGCTCCTATATCAGGTCTATGATTTTGGTTTTCACAATTCCGTCCAACCTCATGTCTTTAAGGCCTTGTCTCATGTGTTCTTGCATGAGGCGGTTGGCTTCGGTGATGTCTTTGGCGCAAACGAGGGTGTAGTACTTGTTCTCTTTCTCGTTACCGTTTTCATCGGTGAAGGTGGAAATAATGGTGGCTTTATAGAAGGGCTTGCCTTCTTCCTTCTCGTTGACTATCTCGATGACTTTCGAGCGGGAGATAGAGAATACATCGCAATTTCCATTGTATTGTTCCAGTCCGTTGGCTTCGGCCTCGGCGAACAGTTCTACATCGGTGATGAAGTGTTCGATGACTTCTTTCATCTCTCCTTTGCTGTTCTCTTTTTCTACTTTCAGTTTGATTTCGTAAAACATCGCTTTTATTTTTTACCGGTTAAACACTTCTTTGAATTTTTCGTCGAGGGCATTCAGTATCCTCATTCGTTCGTCCACTCTACCTTGATTGTCGAAGGTGTAAATCCTCATTAGCAACTGCTCTCGTGAGCCGCAGAAACAGCCCGCCGTGTAAAATGGAGCCACATTGGGATAATTGTGTTTATACCAGATATGAGTAGTACCTTGTACTGACACATAGGTATCTTTTACCATAAATTGAAGTTCTTCCGCTTCGTAACCGGGCATGTTTGGGTTTCTTGCCGCATAACGGCGGACATCACAGTCGCTATCCTTTGCCAACTCCGTGAGCACATCGACGGGAGTGTTGGGATTCCCTGCCGCATAACGGCGGACACACCAGTCGCTATCCTTTGCCAACTCCGTGAGCACATCGACGGGAGTGTTGGGATTCCCTGCCGCATAACGGCGGACATCACAGTAGCTATCCTTTGCCAACTCCGTGAGCACATCGACGGGAGTGTTGGGATCCCCTGCCGCATAACGGCGGACATCACAGTAGCTATTTAAGATCTCATTTTTGTCCATTGTATTTCTTATTTAATTGTTTGACTTTATTTCTCATCAATCTTGCCAGCTCTTTATGCCGGTAGTCGTCTGACTTTTCCAACGCTTTTGCCGATCTTTCCAGCAGGCTGACGATTGACTGTATTTCATAGTCTTTCATGAATTGATTATTTCATTGACTAATTCATCGGCTTCGCATATCCTTTCGGCTATCTTCTTGAAGGTGTTGTCATCTGTATATATCCGTCTGATAAACATGGAGGGCTTCTCGAACGGGTTATATACGATGAAATCGCACCAATCGGCTTCAACGCACATGAGTTCGGACATGATTTGGTAATAGTACTTAGGCTCCGTGGACAGGAGGGTATCGTTGTCCTTTATCTTGTGGAAGTATTTGGCATATGTGGCCGTTCCCACGCTTTTTATCTCGATTACCCCTTTTTCCCGCTTATTCTCATCGTAATAATATCCGTCGGGGCTGGCTGCGAAATGGGCGATGGTGGGGTGTTTGCACAGTCCTACCTCGACGACACGGCGACCTGTTTTCAACTCGTATAGTCTGCGTGCGTCGGGTTCCTGCTCTGCTCCCCATCGCATCTGTTTCGAGGATATGTCGGTTTGATAGAGGTAACTTTCGAAAACCTCGTCGTCCTCGAACAGCAGGGGATTGAGCATGCGCTCTCCTGCTACTTGGTAGATGTAGCTCATGGCGCATTCCCCGAACCCGTTTCCGCTTCGGTTCGCTTTCATCAGGTCGCCTATGCGGCTGCCCGTGAAACAGCCGAGGCGCTTCCTGTACCATTCAAGAGTCCTTTGCGCTTCCATCACTCAAACAGTCCTTGTCCGTTGACATTTTCAGATTCCGGTTGCTCGACTGCTTCGACGGCCATCTCCCTCAGACGGTCGGTAGCCGTATCGTTGTCGACATATTCGATTTCCACTTCGTCCACGCTGGTGTCTTGCTGTGTCAAATCTCCCTTTATCGTGGCTTGGTCGAAAGTGATAGCCCGTTGCATTTCTATCGATTTGGGAGCATATTTGGCGAGCAGAAGTTTTAAAACCGTCTTCCGTGCCATCGTGTCGAAGTCGTCTTTCCATACGCCGAACCCTTTCTTGTAGGATTGGGAATACTTCTTGGCATGCGCCTCGACTTCCCCTACTGTCATGTAGTGTGTTTTCTCGAACCCGTTCACAAGACGGAAATAGGCCATATAGCCGATGACCTTGTCGGAGGTCTTTGAATCCTCGTCGAAGATGTATTCGCCCGTGAATTTATTCTTCTTGACAAGCTGACCCTCATAGACCACCTCGTCTATGAGTGACGAGAATTGTCCGCTTCTGAGGCATAGCTCTATCAGTCCCTTGTACATGAGCTGGAATTGTGCTACTGTCGTCCTCAGCTTGGAGTCGTAATAGGGAACGATGGCCGATAGACCCAAGTTGCTATTGATAGGCAGGTCGAGCGTGGCGGCTATGACCGCCGAGTTGAGTATGCTTTGGGGCTCGGCCGTTTGGAGCATGGTGTTCCCGTTGACGGCTGAAATGACCGAGGAGATGAATCCGGGGGCTTTCTTCCCCAATATCTCGTTAAATCTTGTCTTGACCGAATCGCCGTTCAACAGGCTCTTTAATTGTGGTAATGTCGTTGTTGCCATTGTTGTTTTATTTTAAAGGGTTATGTTTCTTTTTATACACCGCATATCCTCCCGGACGGGCGGTGAATATGCTTGATTTATATGGAACTATAATTTATTTCTTATCGGTTTGTTGTTGCCCTGCAAGAGCCATCGACGACAGTGCGAACAGGGATATACTTATCACTAGTTGCCAAAGGTTGGTATTGATGAGCGAAGCGACTACCCCGAATATCGAGGAAAGCATAAGCAGTATGGCGAGCAGGGTAAATAACTTGTAGAATATCATGACTGTTATATTTGGAAATTACTGTTAAACTCAAATTCTTCATTTCCGCATTCGTCGAATACGGTTACCGTGTATTCCGTATCGATGTAGCCACTGTCGGAACGTGGCGTTAAATAGTTGCCGTTGTCCCACTCCTTGTGATTGTATGCGTCGTAATGAATGCGGACATTGACGTATTTGTCGATCAACTCTATTTCATGGTTTATATCTCCGTCGAGATAGTGACCGTCCATGTTTTCTCCTATATGGTCGTCAAGAAAACTTTCTACCTCGTCCTGTATGGTTTTTAGTTTCTGAATATCGGCTTTTACCATAGCGATAGCGGTTTTGTAGATGTCCGTGGCATCGCACATGATGTCTTCCCGGTATCGACGAATGCTCTTCCAGTCTTTCGGGTCACAATCTTCGAGGTAGGATTTGGCTATTTCTTCCTCGTTCATCAATAGTATCTGGCTGACGACCTCGTAGTTTTCTACCCCGCCTCCCAGATAAAATTCCTTACATTTCAATTTGTAAGGGGAGTTGTCGTATTGGTCGTTGAAATCTTCCCTTGCCTTGTCGTATCGTTTCTCGATTGTTGACCGTGGGATAATACAGGTTGTGTTCATGTTATTAAGGGGCTTATTTTATACAGGCGAATTTGATTACATCGTAAGCATTACAATACCATCTTCCGTTTTGTCTATCTGACGGTTTCTTCTCTGCACGGATAGACCCATTCCCAACTAGTTCAAATAGTCGGTTTCGGCTTCCTACTATTTTTTCAGCTTCTCGTTGACTAAATGTTTTGTCGTTTAGTACAATCTTTAAAATGGCTTCATTTAACATAGTTAATCATTAAAAAGGTTGTTATTGTGTGCATACTGGATAAATTCCGATTTCTCGTGAATACAAAGTTTTCTGTAAACAGATTTGATATGATTTTTCACAGTATGAGGAGATAGGTATAAAGAATCAGCAATATCATCATTGCTCTTTCCATCATAGACAAGTTTCATAACTCTCATTTCAGCATCGGATAAGCTGCTATTAAATTGAGGATTACAAATAATGTCTTCATATTTACATTCTCCTCTTAAAGGACATTGAACATGTTCAAAGTTTACTTTACCATTGTTATTTATGTCTTCGACAGTGCTATCAAGATTACCAAAATTGCATTTAGCAAAACGTCTAGCCATTAGATATTGATAATAAGGGACGTTTTTAGAGCTTTTTATATAACATTCTGATAGGGCATTATAGGCATTGGGATATTGTTCTCTGACAATAGAAAGAATTTCATTTATAATCTCTGTATCGTTTTCAGAAATTCTTTTATTTTTTTTGTCAGATGAAATACACCAAAGTTCATTTTCAAATATGTAAAACTCTAAATCTTTCATTGTTATGAATTTAATCCCAAAGGTGTTCTGGAGAAATACCAGTAATTTCTGATAATATTTGTACATGCTCTGGATTATTAGGCTTTATGCCATATTTAATCCAGTTATTGGCTGTGGTAAGAGTTACATTACATCTTTCGGCGATGGTGTTAATGAAATCTTTTTTGGGGTATGTCGGATCAGGTAAACTTTTGTAATAGCCTTTCAGTGTCATTATTTTACTTTTAGGCTTTAATGTGTTTGTCTTATTGTCACTTTCCATTATATTTGTAATGTTTAATTGGTTTGGTATTGCAAATATAATAATATTATAGTAAAACTATACTACTATTATAGTTAATAATTATAAAATGATATACTATGATTATAGGAGAGCGGCTGAA